AGCTATGAGTCTATGTACCGGCTTATGCAGGACGGCCCTATTATGCCTAAGCATCATGGCGGCGGTGTTGCAGAAGACTTTATGCAGACTCCTGATGCTACTAAGCTTAACCGCTTTGGGCAGACTCTTGAAGACGTTCAAAATAAAGTGCTTGATAACGATACGTTCTCTCTGAATAACCTTGCGGCAACGCGGGATAACTTCAGCCGTACCGCACTCGCTATCGATCACGCTATGAAGGGCAAGTTCAAGGATATCCACGATCTTAAAGCGTCGATGGAAGAAAAGGTTCTTAGCTGGATTCCTACGTCTACTGACTTCACGGCAAAGGAAGCTAAGTACGTTCGACCGGCATTCATGTACTACACATGGCTCCGTGGTATTACACCACGCATTGTAGACACGATGATGAATAAGCCGGGAGTCGCCCTTATCCCACAGAAGGCGCTTTACGAGTTCGCTAAGACTCAAGGAGTCGATCCTACAAGTCTTGGCAACCCATTTCCACCCAATGCCCAGATGCCCAGCTATTACTACGACAATGTTATCGGCCCTCTTATGAAGGGTGAAGGTAAGTCCCTGTGGGGAATTAACTTCGCTAACCCGGTAACAGATGTTATGGACCAGTTGGGAGCGGGAGTTACGGCGGGAGGATTGTTGAATGGTTCTTCGGAGCTTAATATGGGTAAGACAGTTCTCGGGGCGGCTAGTCCGTTTGCAAAGATTCCTATCGATCTGGCTACTGGAACAAGTAATGGCGTGCCTATTACTGATCCGGCCCAGTACGTTCAGGACTCTTTGACTGGCTCCTACGGTGGACTTCTTTCTAAAATGACTGGTAAGAACATTACTGGTCAGGGTAGAACGGATACTGCCAATGGCGCTATGCACGGAGAAAACCAATCCAACGTAGCCGCCCTTCAAATCGCTAACTTCCTTAGCGGTCTGAAGATCACCGACTACAATAGCCCGGCCGCTCAGCGATCCTATGTAGGAGAGCAGAAGGCAAAGTTCTCCGCTAGTAAGGCGGATTATCGAAGGAATTCATAGTGGCAGATATGGCTACGCCTATCTCGGCTGACCCTTTTGGTCTAGGGGCAGCCGCTAAGAGCCCTGTGGTATCTAAGTATATGCAAGGCACTCAGAGTCACTTTGATTCTATGCCAGCCCCTCAGTCTAATACTGGGGGGCTGGCACAGCCTACTCCCGCTTTAGGTCAAGCACAGGCTCCCGATACCAATAACTCCCCGGCACAATCTAATATCGCTAACACTCCCGGTCAGGTTACTGGCACGACAATTAGACCCGCTAATGCCGATGAACTCGGTCTTAACGGGGACCCTATTGCAAATATGGGTAAGGCGGCAAATGGTATTGTTAATACCCAAGTCCAGAAGGTTAATGCCGCTCGGGATGCCGCTAATAAAGCTTTGGGGCTGGATACGTCTAACCTCGGCCCTATGTCCTCAGATGGAAGCTATAGCGGACCTATTAAGGGGCTCGACGGGGAACAGTCCAATAACGCTCAGGCTATTATTCGGGCGGGTAAAGCAAGAGGTCTTAGTGATAGCGATATCCAAATCGGTATTATGACCTCTCTCGCTGAATCCGGTCTGCGGAATATCAACGGCGGCGATCAGGACAGTCTCGGGTTGTTCCAACAGCGCCCCTCTCAGGGCTGGGGAGCGCCCGGACAGGTCCTCGATCCTAACTACGCGGCAGGAACCTTCTTCGACCATTTGAGCGCGGCACAGGGCGATACACCGTGGGCCAAGGCTCAGGCGGTCCAGAGAAGTGCTTTTAGTGACGGCTCTAATTATGAAGCGCAATATGCAAGAGCACAGCAGATTATGTCCTCTTATAATGAGGGTGCGAGAAGTTCGCCTACTCTTACAGGAAACGGCTCTGCCCAATGGATTACGTCTAATACTAATAGGTATCTGGACTATGACCATGCTTATGGCGCTCAGTGTGTAGACCTCTACGACTTCTATACCACAGGGTTTGTCGGAGGTCAGGCACCGATGGTTGGTTATGCTCAGGAGATATGGCAGAACCATGATCCAAAGGTATATCAGCAAGTCGCTAATAACCAGAAGACGCAAATGGGCGACGTTGCGGTATGGGGTGCTGGCGGAAATACTCCTATGTCCCATGTTGGAATCATCATCCAGGATTTGGGAAATGGGTTCGTAAAGACCCTAAGTAATAACGCTACGAGTGCCGGTAATAAAGGTACGAGTGCTGTGGTGACTCTTTCCAAGGCTTCTTTGCTTGGATATCTTCGACCTAGAAAGCTGATGTAATGAACGATCACTTTAAGAATACTGCTAAAGCCTATGCCTCTGGCCTTACGGCTTTTCTCGGGAGTGTCTTTGTAACTCTCGGCGCACAGCCTATTAATCGACAGGGTATTGAATATATCCCTCAGATTGGTTGGCTTAGCATTGCCCTGTTCGTGCTTGCCTCTTACGGCTTCACCTACGGGATACCTAACCAGACTCCGGCGGTGCCTGTTGATCCCTCTGTGGATAGTTCAGCGCCGCCGAAGCAGGGCGCTCATGTGGCCTAATCCCTGATAACTTGCCCTAGACGCCCTGAAGGCCGGTAGCTCTTGCGGAGCTACCGGCCTTACCCTTTGATTCTATAACGACTTTGGGATCAGGCGCAACCCCAAATGACTACTTGTTTTTGGCCCTTGACACAGACCGGACTACTTGGTTCCTGACTTGCGCCTACTCTATGCCACGGTTAAGATGTACTCATGGGAATAGGGGAAGCGCCAGCGGTGACTGGACGCAAACGGTCTGAATGGTCTAAAGAGGGTAAGTGCAACGAATACCCTCGTTTGTTTACAGGTGATGAATCAAAAGGGAGGATGGAACTAACGCGGCCTATATGCGCCGCTTGCCCCGTAGCTACCGAATGCCTTAATTATGCAGTAGCTCACGACATGTGGGGTATCTGGGCGGGTACCACAACTAGAAGTCGAAGAGCGATTCCAAAAGATCAACTGACGCTAATGATTGCTCTGGTTCCAGAGATTGAACCTTCTTTCCAGTCGTATTTGAAGAAGGAAGAGCCGGTTGTTCTGACGAAACCAAAGAAGATAACGTTTCCAACTGGCGCTCCAAAGGTTCTGGCGAAACCGAAATCCGATAGTCCTCTTCCGAAGCCGCTGAGTTATCCTGATTCCGGTAATAAGGGGACTTTGGTACGAATGGTAGAATCTCCGGTAGAGCAATTGAATATCCTAGATCAGCTTCTGCTTGGGCTACAATCGCTTTCATCGCTTGGAGAGCTTTCAGCGGGATAGTCTTAGGCTCTGCCTGAATCTCCCACTTTTCTTTACGGCGGTCCCTACTAGGACGCCATGTAATCCCGAAGTGTTTTCTCAAATGAATGATCGCACACTCATTACCGCAGTATCCCACAGACTTATAAAGAGTCAAGAAAGGTTCATTGCATTCTTTACATCGCTTAGTCACCCTTGGACTCAGCGGATATTCCAAAGCGTAGAGAACGGCCTCCCCCCTGAAGCGAACTCGCTCAGGGGGGTCTTTCTTTTCCTCTTCGTCTGGAAGGATATCGAACTCTTCCTTCTTAACACCGTGCTTAGCGAGAAGTTCCGCAATCTTATCGTCTACAGCGCCCACTATTCTTTATCCCCTTTGATAACCTTGAAAGTAACTACACCGTCTTTTGCTGGCGGGGTTCCCTTATAGAAAGACGGATGCAGGCTGGCATTTAGCTGATCCGTAAACACGTCCTGTAGTAGCCGCTGATATCCCTTCATAAAGCCGTCAGCACGGGGCTTTAGCCGCTCCTGTGGGAAGAAATACTTCGGGTCGATATCTTCTTTAGTCAGATCATTACCGCTGAGTTGAAGTGTCGTTGCCTTATCCCAGTAGACATAGGTATCTTTGACGATATTCACTTCGCTTACCGTGGTATCGCCATACTCACTATCAGGAATTACAACCGTCAATTCGGGATCGAATTCCTGAAGCTTCGCAATGAGGTCTTTTACTTTCATTAGAACATCTCCAAGAAGTCGTCGAGGTTAAAGTCTTTTGTCAGCGGTGCATTAAGTGCCAACATGACGTCATGCCGCATTGGCATTAGACAGTTAGCGCACCTTTCAAAAACGATTTCCCCTGTTTTAATGTAATCCCAAGCAGGTCCACACCTACCGCATCGACATATATCCGCATAGACGCGGGGAGATACTGGTTTAGGATTGATCCTCTTAGAGACGAATTCTTGTGCAAGAGGCTCACTGGTAAAAGAGCCCAACCTGATCCCCAGCGGGTTGCTATATACGTTGTATTGGGTAGGCCAGGCTCTTTTTCCATCACGTATCTTCTTGTGGTAGTCACTGGGAGATATCTCCAGATCAGGCGCGATCCGGTAATCTTCGGGATTAAGATAGATATTGCTCATTAGGTCAGCCATTACTTCTTTACCTTCCTCCACTCTATTCCCTGTTCCGCGAATAGAATGGCCTCTAGGGCTGTGGGACTTAGATTCTGTTCGATAAGGAACCAGCGTCCGTGGTTATACGCATCGATCCGGTGCGTTTGATCTTTAGGCGTTTTACTGGTGATCTTAGCCCCGGTAGCCGCCTGCTGTTTCCGCTTATCAAAGGGCATGTATTCGGTAAAGGGAATGTTCCGCATCTGAGCGAAGAACTTCACCTTACCAACATTCTCCACAGTGATAAGCGGAATACCGACGTTTTGTGACTCTTGGCCGGGACGAATCTTATAACCCTCTACGACAACGTGATCGATAGGGTTTTTCTCAAAGTCCCATGCCATAAGGAATCCGGCGAGGTCTTGGGTATCTCCCCACAGAAGGACCTTCTCGGGATTCTGATAACACCAGCCTGAGCCCGACTTAGGGCCACCCTTGTCTTTACCGGGGTCAACTGATAAGACCCTCATTTTGGACTCTCCTCATAGCACTTAGCGGTGCAGAAATAGCGGCCACGACCGTCGGTATAGGTGTTAAAGTCTTTAGGGAAGCCATGCTCAAATCTAATAGTCTTTTTGCATGAGGCACATGAGGTCCCAGCTTCGCCCGACTGCTTTGCTACATCGTTACCGTAGCCCCTTTCGATATCGAGCTTGATCTGTTCCTTCTCGGCTTGGAGCCTCACTACAGTATCGTCGATATTCTTCAGTCGCTCTTCCCGGTCCTTCTTATCCTGAAGAACAAGAGCGACAAGCTGTGGGGAGATATACCGGGCAATGGCCTTAGCCTGCGTCTGGCAATCAGGGCAGTTGGCATTGAATACGCCTACCGCGTCAAACATGTGAATAGCGTGTGCGGGATTCTTTTCGCTGGCGCGAGAGTATACGTTCATTATTTAACCCAACTGTGTGCGTCCACCGCAAGGTGGACTCCGAAATTTGGACGTGTCATAATCTCTGCTATCTGTGGCAGGAATTGATCTTCCATACCTTCACGAATCTCCCATACCAGCGAGTCGTGAACCTGAAGAAGTAAGCGGCTATCGTCGCAGTTCACTTCCCTGTCGCAATCATTCATTACCATCTTTACCAAGTCACTAGCGCCGCCTTGGATATAAGAGTTGAACGCCTTATAGTATTCATCCTTCGGATAGCGGAAATGCCTACGCCGACCGGACCAGATATCTACATATCCCTTGACCTTAGCCTGTCGCCCATAGGCTTGACCTGCCGCCTTTAGGTTAGGGTAGGTGTCATAGTAGTTATCGATGATATCTTTTGCTTTACCGGCTGTGACTCCAAAAACAGTTTTAATTCGGCCAACTCCGCCACCATATTGGATGGTATAGTTGAGGGTCTTGGTAGGGTTTCGCTCCATGCCAAGCTTAGCCGCCATTTCAGAGAAAACGTCCCGCGAGTCGTCGTTAAAGATTTCGAGTAGGGAATCCTCTTTAGCCGCCGCAGCTGCCAATCTGAATTCAAGTTGACTGTAGTCGAGTTCCCAAAGCTTGTATCCCTCTGCGGGGATAAGGCAAGACTTAACCGCTCCATTCCACGGTTTGTTTGTTTCTTTAGGGATTTGTTGCAGGTTAGGGTCAGCACAAGAGAATCGCCCGGTAACGGTTCCGTGGGGTTTGTATTCAGCACGAAGACGTCCATCACTCTCAACGAATCGTTGATAGGGTATATAGTAACCAGATACTGCTTTTTGCCAACCTCGATATTCGAGAATTTTCTTCGCAAGGTCACTTTCAGCACTTACCCTTTCAAGCTGAAGCTCATAAACTTTCATGGCTTCTTTGTCAAAGGTGATTCGTTTCTCACCCTTCTTATTAATTTTATACTGAGGCTCTAGTCCGAGGTCGTCCAGAAGAGTTTTCTTAAGCCAGATAGATGAACTGGGTTTACCGCCTAGATCATCTTCCAACTCAACCAGAACTTGCTCGCCTTTAAGCTGTTCAAAGCGACACCGCGGCACGTCGATACGGACACCATAAGACCGCATCTTGGAAAGAACATTGATATTAGGCGCTTCAATATCCTTCCAGAACTTAACAAGCTCGGGTCGGAATTCTTTATGCTTAGTCTCTGCAAGAAAGACTTCAAGGTGACCGGCGGCATCCTGCTGTGCGTAGTGGTACATAAGATCAGAAGACATTCCTGCCCAACCCCACGCCAGCATTGCCAATTCAAACTCAGGTGACTTCTCTTTGACTTCATAGCCGAGCCACCGTTTAGCACTTGCATCCAGAGAATAGACGGGATGATTTTCGTTAATCAGGTGGTCAATTCTCTGCGCGCAGAAGAATGTCTTTATTTCGTATCCGAGTTGTCGGAGGACACTAAGATCATAGACGGCGTTGTAGAGAACAAGTACCTTCCGCGTGACCAGATCAAGAATCTTTTTCCAGTCAGCTTCTTCAAGGTTCTCGCCCCTGATATGGTTACAGGGAAAGTAACCTTTAATAACTCCGAAGTCTGATTCAAAGGCGATGGAGAACCCAAGGTTCTTATCTTCACCTGAATAAACCCGTAGTCCTTGATTCTCTGTATCGAAACCAACGATCGTCGCTTTCTCGATAAGGTTAACCCATTGCTCCAAAGCCAAATTGCTGAAGGGGATTTTCTTCCCCATTGTTATCGTCACTGGTGGACTCCTGTTCTGTCTCAATCTCAAAGGTAAACTGATCTTTACCGTTCAAGATAAGAGGCTTGGGACTCGCGCCTACACGAGTCTTTAGGGCGTGAAATTCTGTGAACCTCTTATTAGGAGGATTCCACAGGGCTGTCATACTGGCGAAGTCTGTGGTACCAAAGGTGTTACCGTAGAAATCGTCGATAGTCGGGGCGCTATTCTTATTAAGCTCGCTCCCCTTCTTGTTGTGGTGAATCAGCATGAAAGTGATACCGCTCTTATTCAATGCCGACTTCAGCTTACCCATGATCTGCTTAGCCACCTTCTCACCAATCTCTTCATGAGATAGTGAGGACATAGCATCGATAATCATAAAGTCAGGCTGGTGACTTTCCAACAGATAGTCGAAGAACAACGCACCGTCGGGACTAGCCAAAGCCAAAGGCTCTCCCTGTGGGACCAAGAGGAACCGTTCTTCTATTTCGTCTATGTCCATGCTGGAAGATTCCACCAATGACTGCACGAAGTATTTCAGGATAGGACCGCCCATTTCGAGTGATAGATACATCACCTTCATAGGACCGGCCAGATTCTTGAAGCCTAAGAAGTCCTCACCTGAAGCAAGGCACTTAGCAAGCTGAAGGGTAAGACGGGACTTACCGACACCGGGCCGGGATGAAATAGAGTTGATAGAGTTCTTAGTAATCAACCCATCGAGAAGCCAGTCGAACTTGAAATCTGACGCAAGGAATTCCTTGATCGTATAGACCTGCTTGATATCGTCCTGAGCCATTTCCACAGCGAAGACTTCTGTGGGGTATTTAAGCCTAGCCCTATTAATGAACGCTACCATTTGCTTATCTCGGTCGTGCCTACCTACGAACTTTTCCCAACGTTCGTCACAGTCATTAATGACCGCATACATAGCCTCATCTGTCATACCTACTTCGGCACAGAAGTAAGCAAGACGCATCATAGTTAGGCCACGGTTTTCGTAATCACCGGAGGCATCTTTCCAGAATGCTTTCTTATCCATCTTCAGAATATCAAGGTGGACGTTATCCCACGGATACTTAGCCAGCACGTCGCTGATAGCGGGAATGTCACCGAATTCAATCATTTCGGTGATCTGCTTCTTAACGGCAGGCAAGTCGCCAAAGGCTGTGGGAGAATGCACTGTTCGGGAGAAGTGTGCAATCGTAACCATAGGCGGCGTTCCGTCTTTGGTCCTACGCTCAGGCTTATGGTTATGGGTATAAGGAGGGCGGAATACGTGGTCGATATTCCAACATGCCTTATCAGCGCCTAGGTAATAGGCCAATCGACGATTCAGGTCTTCAATGATATCGGACGGATAGAACTTATCAAGAATCCAATACCAATGCTCAGCGCCTTTCTGAGAGCTTTGCAGGCGGTACGTGGGCTCGGGGAGGTTTAGCTCCTTCAGGAGCGCCAGTGCCGCGTCAGGGGCGCTCTGAGAGTCCTTGTAGCCGTCTAGGTCCACTACCAATACGCGGGAACCCTTGGCATTAGCCTTATCCTTAGCCGACGGATCATCTTCATATTGAGCCGGGGAGAAATAGACATCTTTACCTTGGGCGTTGAACGCAATTATGAACTGTACTATCTGTTCACTATTCTCGGGCCACTTCTGTGGCTTTGTGATCTTCCACAGATCAGGTTCGGGCTTAGTGGCCAGATAGATAAACGTATCTTCTGCCCCCCAACAATGTTGGAGGAAGGTAAGAATGCCGTCCTTCTCTGACAACGGGTGCTCCTAATCATAGTTATCTTAGACAACAATGGCGGGTGAGCTAAGGCTAACTCACCCGCCATTGTCTTACCAGTGGTGGTACTCTCTCTTACTTACGTTCGCTGAGAGAGGTCTAAGTATTTTCCCGTGCTACTTAGACCAGTCGCCCAGCATATCGGCAAGATTTTCCTCTGCCACAGGTTCTCCCGCAAGGTTCCCGTTACTAACCGGTGCGCCAGCGGAGTTAGCAACAGGAGTTGTTGCCGTCTTGCGGGAGAAGTTTGAAATGCTATTGTATTCCGGCTTGTTCTTCTGCGGACCCATTGAAGCGGTCCCCTTAATTCCAGCCAGCTTCTGCCCCATAGTCCGGGGATTGAAAGCGCCAATCTGAGCCGCATTCATTCCGAGGTCCATAAGAGCCTTCTTGAATCCTGAAAGGGTGCGGGCATTCATTGCTTCCCAATCATCGCGTTCCTGCGGAGTCCACGGTTGCATACGGTGCATATCGGATGCGTTCTTACCGGCGTGCGGTCCGTTAGCAACCTGCCATTCGATGACGAAGTATTCAATGTTATTGAATTCCTTGACACCGGCATCTGCGAGAACAACATCGTACTTGTTCTTCGGGATAGAGAACGGGTTCTCGTCCACGTCATTCGCGTTGACACCGAATGCGTCGAAGAAGTTGTTTGATTCAGACATTGTAGTTCCTTTGATTCGAGGTTAGAGGTTTGAGGTAAAGAGGTAAAGTGGTGGCCGGTATTATATGGATAACCCTGCTTAGCCTGCGATATGACAGTCGCGACCCAATTAGGTAGGTACCACCTATTTAGTTATTATTGAATTGTTATTCAGTTATTCTCTACCGGCATACTCCCTGAATCGCAGGGCAGTTACGACTAGAGCTATTCAATTATCAGCTGAACATTCCTGCGAACATATCGTCACCGTCAAGCAGAGTTACCGTAGGGGTTACTGCTTCTGGTTGAGCTACTGTTTCTTCTTCAGCCGTTACTTCAGGCTCGGGTTCCTTAGCGGAGATAGGTTCCTCTACCTTTGACTCAATCTCCATCTTGGGGGAAGCGGGAGACTGAACCTCTTTACCGACACTCCACTTCTTGAAAGCGTCGGAAATCTCTCGCACATTGTTAGCGTACATTCCAAGACCGCCAATGCGATTCTTCGCTACGATCTGATCTGTACCCATAAGTTGTATGCGCCTAACTACCCTACCGTCGTGCTCTTCATTGGTCAAGTAGTATAGAGAGTGAAGCACTCGCATAAAAGCCTGCGAAGCTTTCTCAAACATATCCGGTTCGGTAAAGCCGGTCTTCTTCTGGAACCTCGGGTGAGCGATAAAGAAGAAGTTGATACCCGGTGTTGCAAGAGCATCGTTCATGAGGTTAATCATGTGCATCTTTGCCGTGTTGTATTCAGGCCACTCAGGAGTATCGGGGTCCTTATAGCCCTTCTCATTCGTGATAGACCTGAAGTTTGTAATGGCCTCGATATTCATGTCAAACATTGTGTTGAACTCATCGAATACCACAGACCCGATATTGGTAAGCTCCCTGAACTGTGGATTTCTCAAAGCTTCACAGAGAGAACGAATCTGATCGAAGTCTTCATACGGCATCTTCTTTACCCGGTGCATAAGCTCCGGCTTATTCTTCAGGGAAGTCCAACCCTGATTAGTGAAGCAGTAGACGATGATCTTATCCGGCGGTGTAATCTGCTGGGCAAGTTCCATAGTGGTAAAGGTCTTACCGCTACCTGCGGGACCATAAACACCACCGATAAACGGAGCCTCTTCATCTTCCATGTTCGTCATAGAACTAAGAAGAGACTTCATATCGTATGCCTTTACCGGCATCGGTTGAGTCGGCTTAGTGTAGTCGTATTCACCCATTTAAAGCACCTTTACCCATTCTGCTACCGGGTATTTCTCCCAGTGACCGTGTTCATTTTGGAAGTAGCCCTGTTCCATCATGAGGTTATCTTTGTCGTAGATATGGCGCATGACCTGACAGCATTCGTCATGCCACTTACCGTCTCTAAAGTTCCTAAGTCCTTTATAGATAGCGTCCGTCTCGTCAGGCTGAAGCCTTACATTAGGACAATCATCAGGAGTTGCACCTTCAAAAGCTCCACATACACTACAGACTTCCAAGCCGCCGTCGCACCACATACAGCCAGCATTATGGGCATCATCATCGCGGGTACAAGGATTATGCCACTTATGTTCAATCTTCTCAGCCATTACAGTTCCTCCCCTGCATATCCGTAGGTGTTAGGAACAAAGTCCACTGCCTTTAGCGACGTACTATCTTCGCCATTCATTTCAAGACCGCAGAGGTCAACGAAAGAGCAGAACTTGCAACCATATCCGACGTTGCGGACGAACTCACCTTCATGAGACTTGATCTTATCAATTGTGTTCAGGTGAATCTTGAAGCTGTTCTTAATGCGAGCGTTGTTCACCTTTACCGGCTGGCGAACAAGCTTAGCGTCCATATCTTTCATCGACCGGGTACGGACGATGTTATAGATAGCGGATACTACCGGCGTTCCCAATGCCCTAAGCGCCCCGATGTACTTGGGAAGCTGTGGGTATACCAGAAGAAGTTCTTCGGCATAGGCATCGGCGGTGAATTTATGGTCAACGATAAGAAGCTGACCATTCAATTCGATAATGAGGTCAACGGTAAACGGGTATTCCGTATCCTCATTCAGTTTCAGGTAAAACGTCTTTTCGACTTCAAGGATTTTCCAGCCAAGCGTCGGCCATACGTTATCGAACCAGTAGATAAGCTCATTGCCGATCTTACCGAAGTGTTCGATATCCTTATATGCGTGGCGCAATGCAAGAGCCTGAGCAACACCAGCGTCACCATGTTCTTTGATCTGTTCAAAGAATACCTGAAATACTCCGTGCCCGTAGATACCAAGGGCCAAAGCCGCAGGCATCTTCTTAGGTGCAAGGTTCTCTACGTGAGCGTATTCATACTTCTTTTCGCAGGCAAGGAAAGCTTCTCCTGTGGAATGGCTAATGCGCCATACCTTCTGTGGGGGACTAACTTCTACGTCTTCAATCAGCATCTTCTTTGTGCTCCTTATTGGGATAGCGGTGGGCGTGAACTTCGGCTAACTAGATATAGCCAGCGTGATCGCATATACGAGACGATCCGTTTTGGAATCTCTTTCGTCTAGCGCCCATTCCCTGTCATCGTTTAAGATAAGGTTGAGTAATCCTTATCCCCACCTATTGAGTTATCTGCTTACTCTATGCTACCGTTACTACAAGTGTAGCATAGAGTGGCTATCGTGTCAAATCGACATTCTTTACGCTAAGCCGGTTCGCTAACTATCGGCGTCATGGTATTGATATAACTCTGGACCACAGTCTCATCGACAGTATCTTTGATCTGAATCTGTTCGGTAGTCGTAATAGCTTTACCGGGACCTACTGGCACTACCTTGCTATACTGAATGTTTACTACGATATCTACGTTCACTTATCTTTACCGCCTTCTGGTATGAGCATTTCTTCCATAAGGATTTCCTGCTTACTTGCTTTTACTCTAGCTTCCAAGGGTATAAGTTCTTTACCCTCGGGAACATTTGGTAGCCACGGAAGTCCATTATCGGGCCTTGGCTCACTATAGAACTTATCATTTGCGACGTGCCAGCGATTGTGGCAAAACGTGCAAATGACGGATATATTGGAGGCTTCATTAGAGAACGTGCTTTTATCAGGTCCGTGATGAATGTTGGTGGCTGGCCTACCAGTACAGCCGGTGATAGGCGATACGCCGCCCCCGCAGTTTTTAGACCATGCCCACGCACAAACCTGCCCAACTGATATCGGGTAAAGTTCGGCCGCTCTTTTGCGTCCAGTTGAGACAGCATCTTTATATACTCTCTCGCTAGATGTGTCTTCCCCGAGCGACGCGGTGATATCGAGTATCTCTCCAAGGTTCTTCTCGCCTCCTTCTAGCATATCGTCTTTTGAACTGCACTTGCCTTCTGTGAGACAGAATCCTTCTGGAAATCCTACTGCACAATAGGCGCATACTACTCTACCTGCCAACTTTCAGGCTCCAATTCTTGAGGCATAAGGGTTCCCCTATTGCCCAAGTACCTGATCCAAGCCGACGTACCATCTGCCTTCTTATATCCGATCCACAGATCGTCGCAGATATCGAACTTGTCTGCGTCTTTCATGATATCGAATTGTCGAGGCTTAATCGGCTTAGTGTCTTTGCCGAGGGTGATATGCCAGTTCTTCTGATACGTGAGTTCAGGGTATTCCCTAAAGCCTATCAAGGCTACGTCGAAATAGCGATGGTCACCGTTATTAGTAGCCAGCCAGTTACCGTAGCCATTCACTTCCACAGTTACGGGCATGTAGGCAAACTTGTTTGCCCAACGCTCGCACTTCATGATGAGTTCTTTCCAG